GCCATAGAAAAACCCACATGCAGCTCCAAACATGCTTGGCGCAGTTTGGCGTAGGTCTTCACTTCTTCGATGTCGCCATCGTCGCCCTGGTGCAACGGACGAACCACACCATTACCCATGTCGATCTGCACACAGTCCAACATCTCTGCCAACAGTGGCTCGGCGGCGTAGTAATCCAAACCGCCCAGCATCTTGAGACCGACCGTGGCAATGCCTGCCATACCCGCCTGCATTGCACCCTCTGGCACTTCAACGCCAGCATGGGTCAGGGCAAGCAAGGCGCGTAGACCCCAACGCTCGGCCTTGTCCGCCGCCATCTCGGTGATGACAAAGGTTTTGCCGCTGTCGCGCTTGCCGTCCGTGATGACGACGCGTGCTGTTTTGCGAGCCATGTCCTACTCCTTACAAAATTGAGCTAATGCACGACTCAAAGGTGATGATGTACTTCTGCGGCTGTAGCGTCTTTTTGGCGTCCGGAAACTGGCTGGCATTGGTCAGCACGCCACGGGTCAGCGTGTACGATTTACCCGTTGATGGCATTGAGACCGACGCATCCAAAAAGATCACGTCACGCGCCGCACGAGTTGCCGCAATGATTGCTTCAAACACCTTGATGCTTGGGCTATCGGCTTGCAGGGCAATGGTCACCTTTGTGGGGTTTGGCACATAGCCTGCCGACAGCTTGCCGTCCACGCCCATGACCACATCAGCCATATCAATCGCATCAGCCATGAACGCATCATCAGCGGCATAGCCCTTGAGGTTTTGTGCGGCCGGAAACACAGACAAGGCACTCAGCGTAAAGACGCTGTTGGAACTGGTAATTGACGCCATGTCAGTCTCCTTAAATCACGTCGATTGAATCGAGGTTGAGTTGTTGAATACTTCCGCCGTCCGTGTACCACAGCGTCATTGGTGGTGTTGTACGGTTGCTGCGAGCGGTTGGCGATGCCGGTAGGATTTGCACATAAAACCCTGATGTAGACAGCACGTCGTCGATCTTGACACCCGCTTGCTGGTTGACCTTTGCGGCCTGTGCCGCTGACAGCGTGATGCCAGTACGGATTGCACCAAACGCCAGCATCTCGCCCACGGGCGCGGCCATGGTGGTACGGATGATGCCGGAGCCTTCACTGTTGTACGGCAGTGACTCGACCGCCATCAGCATTTCAAGGAGCGATTCTTGAATCCGGCTGTTGAAGTAGACCTGATCCAAAAAGGTGTCAATAAACAGATGGTCACCGCTGATTGAGCCGCGCTGCAACATGTTGAATTGTTTGGTCGCGGTCGCATACTTGCCGTAAAAATTGTAGCCATTGCGAATCAAGGCGTCCGCCAACGCTTTGGTGTCACAAGTCACCGCAAGGCCTGTCTGCGTACGGAATGCAAAGGTTGTGCGACCGTTGGGCTTGGTGAAGTCAATCGACGCAGCAGCACCACACACAAACGCGGCCACAGCACGCGCCGCATCAGTATCAGCACCATAGATCGGCACAACACCTGACAACTCAAGCGCTTTGACCTGCGCGCCAAATGACAAGGGGCTGATCTGTGTCGCCAGTACGTCGGTGTCCCACGCAACGTAGGCATAGCGATTGTTTTGCGCCTGAGTCCATGCGGCCAATTCGAGCTTACCAGCGGTGTCCGCCTCAAATAGTGTGGCAAAGGTCGCCCAATTCTGAGTCGCCACAATCACGGCATCCATGACCTGAGTCATCGTGCCACCCGAGACGCCTTGCGAGATGGTCGCGCCTGTGGCTTCAGTCAGATTCAATTCAGCGGCCAACGTGCCAGATGCAAACGTAATGCTTGTGTTGCCCGTGATCACAAACTGATTCAGCGCTGAATCATAGGTACAGCCGGAAATCAGTAGCGCATCGTTGATTAAAGTAGCGGCGTTGGAAAAGCTCGTTGCCGCTGAAAAATCAATTGCATCAGAAAACTTAACAGCACCGTCAATCGTGACTGACAGATCGCCGATCAACGCCTGCAACTGACTGAGCGTCATACCGGTCAATGCTGCACCGCGCAGCATTGCCGATGCACTGCTTGCATACTGCGTGATGTACAGCAAACTTGGCTTAATGCTTGAGCCATCAAACCCGTCGAAATACACAATTGCGGCTTTATGCTCAACTGAGTCAACGCCGAACAAGGCCTTAACTTCAGCGACCGACCCAAAACCGCGCACCTCGCCAGCCGGAATCAGTCCGGTGGTATCGGTGACAAAGACAGCATTTAAGGCCAGTGCATCGCCACCCGTACCAACGACAAGTGGGTTGACATTGACCAAGGCCGACGCCGGAATACTATTGCCCATACAGACACCTCAATTTTGACAATAAAAAACCGCCCTTAGGCGGCGAGAATGAATATCGGTTGATCAAGCCACGGGATACGTCGTGACCGACCCCAGCATGTTGGCTGACTCAATAGCGGTTGTGACAGACGGTCGGTACTGCATGTATGCCGTGATCGCCCACCGCTGTTCGTACTGTTGCTCACCATTAACCAAAGGCAGCATCTTGGGGTCATCCGCATGGAGGGGCTGAATATCCTGCCCAAACTGCGTGCAGGCGTATTCATCCCGAAACATCATCGCCAGTGTCGCAGCCCAATCGCATGACGACGGCCCATAGCAATCAATCTGCATGGCGTAGCGCGTTGATGCACTGGTGGTCTGCGTCGTTGCAGTGTAGCTATGTTCGTTGGTAGCCAATCGGTCAGCAAACAACGGGGACAGTGCAATAAACCCGCCTTCCGGCATCGGTACGCCGTTATCCAACCCTCTGATCACCTCACATTCGATCAACGACAGCACAAACGAGCGCACCACCCGAAACAGATCATTTTCCGTCACTGTAGGCATACGACCACCTTTGTCCAATCTGGCCATGCTTCCATGACGTTGACCACCAGCCAATTTTGTACACAGTGACTGCCACGCTCTTTAAATTGCAGCACGTCGCCCCCCTTTTGACCGGATCGCACCACACCAAACCAGTTGCCATGCAGGTATACCACACGCAAAACACCCTGAATGTTTAGGTTGTTGGTGTGGTTGATGTCGCCTGTACTGAGCGGCTGCACTTGGATCGTGCCCCGAAATTGCCGGAGGATCGGCTCGCGTTTGCCCGTGTCATCCGTGCTGTAGCCTTCATTGCGTAACAGTGTTGCCGGTATGTCTGGATTGACACTGTTGATTGCACCACGCACCAGCCCATGTAGATTCATTCTTTGCGCACCTCGTATCCTGTTGCGCGTTGCATCTGGCCAGTGTCGATTAGCGGCTTGTCAAAACCTTTGCGCGCAATCGTACTGACTGCGTTTGCCGGGCTAGCGAAGTCAACAATCGATTTGGTTAATTGATCCTTGATGCCCTCGCCCATAAGCGGCAGCACGCGATTAAAATCATAGTTTTGGTTGCGTGCAATATTGCCAAAAGACACCCCCCACCCAGATTGCTTTGCGGCAATCATCTGCCGAAAGAATGGACGCGGAGGTGATTTATCTGTCCCGTATTCGTTGTGATACGCAACCTCGGCAACATGTGTGCCGTCTGGATACGTCTCACTTGCAAAAAAACCAACGTATAGCGTCCCCGCCTCTTTGATTTGCTGGCTAATGCGATCAAGGATCGCAGAAAGGCCCTTGCCGCCTGTCACGCTCGCCATGTGCTCATCTCCGATAGTGGAATGTGCGGTACTTGGCAGTTAATGCCCAGTAGTCCGCGCCATACGTTGTTTGGATGTACCATGCTTGGGTATTGGTTGTTGGCCCCATGTCAGCAGACACCGACACCGAACCCTCGGTCGCAGAGCTAACACGCCCAACCAGTCCGCCACCACTGGCAGCGGATAGGCGCATCTTGGCAACATGAGCAACTAGCAGGCTTAACAACAACGTCCGCTCTGTGATGCTGCTCACACGGCTGTTGTCGGTATTGTTCACCAACTGCTCAGCCTGTGCGAAATATTGCTGTAGTGCTGGATCAGCCACCCCCGCAAATTCAGGATAGGCTGACTTAAACGCTGGCAAATCAAAAACGACAATAGCCATGGCTTATTTATCCAGATCAGTGATGCCAGCAGGCTTGGCGTTCGGGTCAAGCTGCTCTAAGCCGGTCTTCTCATCGGCCATTTCGTTGGCTTGCGCCTTGGTGCTCGCTGCCTTTTCA